TGCCTACAGCCTTCTTCCATTCCTGTGGACGAGTGAAGCTGATCGGAACGCCAGCGGTGTAGGCCAGCCCCAGGATAAAGCCATAACGCTGCCCGAAGCTGAACATGCTCGTCACGCCCTGCTTCGGCATCGCCCCGACCTTCTCAATCCAGATATGGCTAACAAAGGGCAAAAACAGGTTCCACTCCTTCGCCCATGCGGGATAGTCGATCTCGTTGCCAACCTTCGGCACGTCGAGAATGGTCACGAGGTTGCCATCGAGGATGGCCAGCGCGCCGTTTGCGCCTGGGTCGATGCCTGCTAGAATCAAAACTGCGACTCGTAAAGGTCTTGTTCGGCTACGTGGCACATAATCGAACATTCCCCCCTTGGCTCGTCGGCAAGACGCCCTGCGTCAGGCGGTAGATGGTCGAGTGTGATGCGATTGCCGCGATAAATATGGAAGCCGCTTCCCGGCCCTAGTTTGCGCTGCAACGCCGCCATGCGCTCGAACTGGTCCGGGAAGTCCACGCGGACTTTGTTCCAGTGCGCCATACCGGCTTTCGGACAGGCCGGGCAGTTGTTGTTGGTATACCCCATCTTATACATCGCGGGCAGTTCAATGCCGGCTCGCTCCACGATGGCAAGACAATCGGCTTTGGTCAGCTTGGCGTCAATCAACGGGGTTTTGATCGTCACATGATCGTTGGCTTTCCGAAGGCGTTCTGCGCGCTTTTCCTCCCCAAGGTTATAGCCGAATACCAAGGTGTCGCCGCGGCGTATCATGGCTTCGGAGGGGATTCGCTTGAGTTCGTCGGTGCAACTACTTCCGCGGGCCGACGTGATGAAACGCTCGGTCTCCCATACGTCAAAAGTGTCTTTGAAGCGCTTGGACTTCTGCACAACAACCGGATGGCCGAACCACTTTTCGCAGTCGGCCATGAACCGTTCGTTATCAGGATGTTCGCTTCCGGTGTCGGACCGCGTTATGATGATTTCACCCTCACGGTGCTTCGCCAAAGCCAATTTTGTCGCCACAGCAGATGTGGCGCCGCACGAGAACCGGCAGATCACGCGCGTCATAGGCACACCAAAATCAAGTAGACCCCTGCGCCATAAAATAAGCCAAAACAGGTGGATACGACAAGAGCGTGCTTCCAGTCATCCCAACTCATTTCGTATACTCCTCCAAAAGTTCGCATTCTGCTTTCACAGGAATTTGGTATTGCTTCACCCAATCCGAGCGCTCCTCCATGCATTGCTGTAGCACGATCGCTGCGTCGGTTCGGGATGCTGGTGGCTCGGTCACGAGTTCATCATACACAGTAAAAACCATGGGGAGGTTTTGAGCCTCAGCGCGGAACATCGCCTCGATCATCACGTCCCTAGCAGTGGCTTGACAAACGTTTTCCGTAGCGAGGCCATACCACATCCACTGGCGGCGAACGGCCTTGCCCTGAAACGACAGGTAGGACCATGCCGGGTAGACTTCCTCCGGTGCCCAAGGCTTGCTGCCCTGCTCGCGCCGCGGCTGGTAGTAATACATCTCCCGACCGCTTGGCAGGGTGCAGACGAGATATTCGTCTCGCATCTGGTAGCGGATGCCACGAAACTCGTAGGCGCGCTTTGCGTTGCACCAGACAGCCTCCGCAGATGCCTTCTCCAAGCCATACCACAGCTTCGGAACCAACGGAGCCAGTTCCTTCTTGTAGACGTTTACCGCCCGCTCGCAGAACTCCAGCGTTTCGTTTGGCGCTGCCTTGAGATTGTAGCCCTTCGCGCCAATCCCGAACCCGCAGGACAAGAAAATGGCCTTGCCGCCGTCGCGGTCTTTGCCGACCAGCGCGCCGGCCTTAACGTAGGGGTCGTCCTTGCTATACTTCGGCGCGTCGAACGACTTGGCGACCTCATACTGGCCCGCCAGAGCCAACACGATACGTGCTTCGATCGCATTGAAGTCACCAGTGGCGAAGATACGGCCCGGCGCTGGCTTGAAGCAGCCGCGCATGGTCGAGATGACCGCATTGTAGGCATTGCCATAGCGTTCGTTGATTACGTCCAGATCGCCGGCCCGGATGTCGGCCATGATGTGCTTTTGGGTATACTCGTCTTTTTTGAACAGCGGCTTCGGCATGTTCAACGGCTGCACCAACCTGCCGGCGTTTCTGCCGGTTCGGGCGCCGTGGTATTGCATCGTGCCGCGAATGCGCCCATCGAGGTTGGCCGTCTCGATCATCCGGCCCAGCTTGGCCACCGATGACGACGCCAGGATACGACGAATCTGTAGCGCGCGGAAAACCTCATAAGGAAGGTCATCGACGCTATCCATCTCGTTCTCGGGGTCCAGCATGGCGTCCAACGTGGCTTTACGCATGTCGGACATCTGGACGCCTTGCGCCTGAACCCACTCCAATATCTTGGCGCGCTGGGTCGGTGCCAAGCCGGTCAACTGCCGGAATTGGGCTTCCATCGGGCCTCGGGCCTGTTCAAGCAAAGAGATACACTGGCGAACGTAGGGGACATCAACAAGGATGCCACGTTGGTTTGCCACTTGGTCCTGTATCCAAACTCGTCGCTCGTCAGCACCCAACCCGCCAAGTCGCTTGTGAAGGTGGTATTGGGTGTCAACGTCTCCGATATTGTATTGGATGAGCCGCTGCATTTTGGCGGGGGAGTGGTCAAAGTATCCATCCTTTCCAGGCTTGCACATCTGCATCATCAGGCGGTGGCCCTCGCGGTCCTTCTGGACGTTTAGGTTCAGCACTTCGCCAACCTTCTCCAGACCCATTGGCAGGGTCTTGCGGGCCGCAACCGCCATGGTGTCATGCCAACGCTCCGGAGGCAGCGCAGGCCAGCCGAATTGACCAACCATGACATGATGCCAGATGGCTTGCTCGAAGCCGGCGTTATGCGCGACGAAGATTACGGCGGGGTCGAGGCATAGGTCATGCAGTTCCTTGTGCTTGGCAAGGATTTGCGCCTCGGTGATGACGACCGTGGGTTGAGCCTCGCCATCCCGGACGATCTTGTAGCCAAGGCACAGGACGCCCGTGCTGACATCCTCCGCGTATCTCCAGGCGCCAACCTTGTTCAGGTCGGCGCAACTGTGCGTCTCAAAATCGGCTACGATATAAGTTGCCACTGGCGTCCTCTTGAAAGGCGGGGAGGGCTGCGAAACCCTCCCCGAGTTGGCCCCGGGGAAAGGAACCTCGTTAAAAGGCGTGTTCGTCCACCTTGGCGGCGTCGGACGGGCTGTAATCCGTCACGGCGCCTTGGTAGTGGCCGAACTCGTCCTCGATCGGCTTGGCGCTGCCGGCCAGACGCTCGCCGCCCTCGACAAAAATCTGGTTGCCGAGATAGGCCGAAACGCCGTCCTTGGCTTCCGGGGTCTTGCGGTCCCACGGCGACAGCTTCACCGTGCCGCCATACCATGCGCCGCGGTAGAACTTGTCCTTGTGTTCGATGAACGAAAGCTGCGTGTCCAGCACGATCGGCTTGGGCCGCGACAAAACCGCCAGACGGAAGCCGAACTTGTCGGCGGTCTCGCGCTCCTTCCCGTCCAGGTCCATCATGTAGCGGTCGAGGAAACGGTCATGGAAAGCCGTCCGGCTCGATGCCGTCAGGATACCCGCGAAGCCGCCGACCAGATCGGCACGGGCCTGTGCGCGTTCCTTGATCTTGAAGGCTTCTTCCTCCGACTTGCCGCGAACGGCGAGAGCCGCGTTGGCCAGCGCTTTCTCGGCTGCCTTGGCACCGGACACGACGCAAAGCTGATAGTCGTCGGGCTTGGTGAAGGTGCCGTAGCGTTCCTTGATCGCCAAGGCTTCGAGGGCGAACAACGCCTTGGCGTCCTCCTCGTGCAGACCATACATGATGCTGTATTTGGTCGGGGCGGTCTCGATGGCCTTGGTGGCTTCGGTCAGGTTGACGTAGAGGCCACGCGCCTTCTGGCGCAGCGTGTATTCGTAATATTTGTTCTTGGTCGCCATGGTGTCATACTCCTTTTAGTAATGGGCAAACTGTGTCGCAATGTCGGCAGACGGGTTAGCCGCGGGGGCCGAATCGGATGCCAACGCTAGGTTATACCCGGTTGATTCAGGAAGGAAAGCGTTTTCTGCCACGAAGTCCTTCCACTTCTTCGATAGCTTCTCGATCTGCGGCGGGGACTTAAGGTCTTTGTTATATGCGTCGTCCCCGAGCGCAGCCGCCAGTTCGGCCTCGACCCCGTCCTTCCACGTCCGACCCGCAGCGCGCTTCTTGACCAGCTTGACCTCCTTGAAGGCTACGCCCTCCATCAACCGCGCCTGGATGCGGCCCTCGACGGCGCGCATATACATCTTGACCGTTGCGATCTTGGGGAACATCTCGTCCAGTTCGGCGTCGGTCATCTTGTCAGCATCCCCTTGGGTCATGGCGGCGAAGTCTGCCTTCTGCTTCGGGCAGTCGAGAATAGCCGGGCAGAAGCGACAGTGTTCGCCGGTTTGGTAATCAACCGCATCGGGATAGGCACCCGGAGTTGCGTAGCCCAATTCAGCGAACGCTTCCGCCGCGAGCATCCCCGGAACCATCACGTCCCGGCTCCAGACTCGCAACTCGCCGACCGTTTCGACAAAGGTTTCCGGCCCCCGAAAACCCGAGAACCGTGGCTGCACGATCGTCATCTTGACGATAGCGTCATCTGGCAAATGCTGAGCCAGTTCCTTGAACGCGCCAATGGCGTAGTAGCGCAACTGCGCGTTCTCGAATGGGTCAACCCGCAGACCGGCGCCGTGCTTGTAATCGACAATTTCGATACAATCCTGCCGAACTGACACGAAATCCGCCGTGCCGCCATACAGCGGGTGCGGCTTCCACTTCTGCCCGAGACGGAGTTCGCTGGCGGAAATCTCCGACGCTTCCGCCAACGGCCGCACATAGTCGAGATAGACCTGCACGGCGTCAGGCTCGATCTGCGTCTGCGGGTCGCTACCGACCTCGTAGCCATTGATTGTCTGGCCGATATACTCCCAAGCGTCCTTGCCGCTCTCCAGGCACATATCAGCCAGCTTATGCGCGGCGGTTCCCAACGCAGCATGTTCGCTTTCGGAACCTTCCGCGCCAGTGCGTTGGATAAGACCATAGGACGGCGGGCAAGCCAGCCAGCGGGCGGCGCCGGATGCTCCTAGGGGGCTATGCTCGCTCATCCGTGGTAGCGGAGGCCGGAGGTTTCTTCGGCGTGGCGGATGAACGCCCAACGCTGGCTGTTGTCCTTGATGTTGGTTGGGCGGGCGACAGCGCCCTCCGGCACAAACGCCGCGGACAGGTCAAAGACCTTCTGCGCGCCGCCGAAATGCTGCGCCAACCGCCCGCAAAACCGCTGGAGTTCGGTGTCGGTTACGGGTTCGTCAGACGCGGCGTTCGTAATTGTGGACGACGCTTCCTTTTCGCCCCCAGTATAGGACACCGTGGCGGACAAACTCGTAAGGGGTTCCAAAGGGACCGACCCCGATTCATCCTGGGTAGAAGCATCGGAAAGCGCCCCGGCAGTCTCCGGCTGTTCCGGCGCCGCAGAACCAGCACCGAAAGGGAGGGCAGGCTCGGCCTCGGTCGAGACGGGTTCGGCTTCCTTGGCTGCGTCTGCGGCAGGCGAAGCCTCTTGCTGCAAAGCGGCAAGCATTTCGGCCTTGGTGCGGCGCTTGCGCTTCGTGGGTTCTTCGGCCATCTGAGTGGTGTCGCCAAGCGGTTCGGGGGTTTCTTCCGCTGGCTCCAGCATTTGCTCACCCTCGGGGTAGAAGCGCGCGCCAACCTGCACCGTATTCTCGCCCACGACAGCAGCGACATATTCCGTCGTCCAGGCTTGCGCCTTCGGCGTATGCTCCTCCACGGTATCGCAGGCGGTCACGAACGCCGCCACCAGGCTGCGCAAGGCGGTCATGGGTGCGTTCTCCACGTTCACTCGGATGCGAGTTCCGCGGATATATTCTTCGAGTTTGATATTCATCTTTTCGTCTCCTCTCTGCTGCTGTTAAAAACGGTTTTGGTGATTCGGGCAAGTTAAAATTGTTCGGTGTCGAGATATGCAGCTAGGACTTCCGCCGCGATCGGCGCAACAATTGCGTTGCCGAAACCGCGCCATGCAGCCACTCGACCGGGTAGCCCATCAACCAGCAAGGGAATGCCGGATTTGGCGCGCCGCGCTTTTCCGTCGTGGCAGTTGAGCCATTCGTAGTCGGACCAGAAGCTGCCATTAGGACGTTCAGGGCGAAGCTGTTCCGCTCGAATTGCGAAGGAGCGCCGTTGTTCTTCGAGTCGTTGACCGTCGGCGTCGGGTAGTAGGATGCCGCCATAATTCCGTTCAGAAGCGGCTCGTTCGACCGGGCTCCGCTCCTCGCCTTCCGCCCGCCAGTCACGTCCGCTACCGTTGGCGTCGGCATGTAGGCCATTGCCATTACGGTCTGCAAGCTGCAACCTGTCGTCCCGGCCGTATTCGCCTTGGCTATTTCCGGCCCGGCGTTCGCTGCTTTCACCGTCGGCATGTAAGCTAAGCGCATCTGCGTTCGCAGGCCGTTTCCGCTCGTCTCGGAAGCCCCCTTCCGATTGTAGTCTCCGCAAATCGTTGCCGTCGCCCACCGGTCGCGCAATCCAATACCCCCGGCTTCGGATGTGGGGGGCGTCCACGGCGCAAGCCGGGATATCGACATACCTGCTGGCGTAGTTTTCTCGCGCCAGATCAGCGGAGACTCCGTCGAACCAACCATAGCCAGCCTTTCCCGCAACCTGCTCTCCCACGAGGACAGCGGGCCGGGCGGCACGGACGAGGCGAATGACGTGGGGCCACAGATGCCGTTCGTCGTCAACACCGGCTCCTTTTCCCGCGACCGAGAACGGCTGGCAGGGGCAGCTTGCCGACCAGAGCGGTTTGTCGTCGGGCCATCCGGCGAGGCGGGCGGCGTAACTCCATCCGCCGATGCCGGCGAAGAAGTGGTGTTGGGTAAATCCTTCAAGGTCTCTCGGTTCGACATCTGCAATGCTCCTCTCGTCTACCCAGCCGTCAGCGATATGCCCTTCGGCGATCAGCCAGCGCAGCCACTCGACCGCAACAGGGTCGATTTCGTTGTAATAAGCGAAAGCCATCTAGCCTATCACCTTCGTAATCGTATGGGCCTTCTTCAAAGCCTGAACCAGAATCTTCTCGGCCAGGGAACCCGGCGCGACGATAAAGTCGGCTTGCACATGGCCCTTCTGCCCGCCGCGGTCGAGGCGATCAACGGCCTGTTGGTTATTGCCGGGGGTCCAATCCGGTTCCGCCAGGCAGCAATAGCTGGCGACCTCCTGCAACCCGTCCGTCCCTGTGCCGATGCTCTGGATATTCCCGAGAAAGATTTTCATGTGCGGGTCACGAATGAACGTGTCCACATAATCCTGGCGCTTCTTCGCGCTCGTGGTGCCATCAACCCGCAGCACCCCGTAACGGGTCAGCTTCTGCTGCAAGATGTTCAAAACCTCGATGTGCCAGCCGAACAGCACGACCTTCTCCAGACCGCCCTCGATCTGCATGGCGATATAGTCGGCCACCTGCGGCGCCAGTGCAATCCCCATCTCCTTACGGACGGTGGCGATATGCCCGAGCATCTCATAGTCGTTCGTGGTCTGGAGCGCATCGATGTCGATACCCAACAAGCTCTCGGCGCGCAGCACGGCCTTGACCTCTGCGGTTTCCTCCAGCGTCACCACTTCATACTGCGGCATCTTGAGTTGGGTCATCACCTCGCGCTTGGCATGGCGAGTCATATACAGCCCACGCATCCGATTACCGAGTTCACGCACCCGGCCAATCTTCTCGTCCGTCACCGTCTTGGTGATGCCGTCGCGGGTCACTACGCGCTTCTGCTTGCGGGGGTTATACCGCACCCGGAAGCGTTCGAGGCTCAGATAGTCGATGGCATCCCAGCACAGCGCCCTTGACGTGGTGTAGGCTTCCAGCGGGCGGTTGACGATCGGCGTTCCCGACAGGCATAGGACATGCGC